AAAAAAAACACGAAAAAAAAGTGGAATAATGTCCATTTACAAAATTATGTAGCAATACCAACAATTCTAGATCAATTTAGTGGACATTTTACTGGACATATTTTGGTTTAGAGGACATTTTATAATGTCCATACCTGTGGTGCCGCCGCGCGCGCGTAAGGCTGGTCATCATGAGGTGATTTATCTGTGAGAACACTAATGACTGATGAAAATTTTTTTGATATGTTCAATAGGATACACAATCCGGACTATTACTATGGCACGAAAAAAGACAAGAAGAAAAGTAAACGTAAACCCACCAAGCGTAAACGACCTGCCTTATCCAAAGGTAAGAGTCGAGTGGATCGATTGCGTAAGCGACAGCGGGTGGGCAAACGAGAAAGAGTTTGACAAGATGAAACTTGCAACTCCAGTAAACGAAGGATGGTTGTATTCTAAAGATAAAAAATCAATTAAGTTATTTGCCAGCTACGATAAAGATGATGATGGTATTACTTTTGGGGATCGGACGATGATTCCTCGGGCTTGGGTAAAGAAGATTCAGAAGTTGGGGTAACATCTATAATTTGTGCGTAGTCGTCTAAAATTTGTTTCATCTTCGCTTCTAGTTCTTGTTCTGACATATCTTCTAGTTTCCCAGTTTTTATTATTTTTCTGTCTATGTATAGTCCTGCTGCCTTTCCTCGATTTGTTTCAGCGTTTACAGCAGCACTCCAGGCACCCTTCTTCAAAGCACCTTCTCTGATTTTACCAAGTTGAGCGACATGGTTCTCAAAAGTTACTTCATGTTTTTTAAATTGTTCTTCTCGTAATTCACCAATATATTTTACTACAAGTGGATGTTTCTTTGGGCTCGTAAGACTCGAGCCTTCAAATCTAGCATTCTTTTCGCTATAGCCTGCACGTTTAGCAGCCTCTGTTTTTGTAAGCGGTCCGTGTTCGTCACCGAATACATAAAATTCAGCAAATCTTTTTTGCATATCTGTAAGTCTCTTTGGTAGTCCCATGATTGACATTATAGGATATTTCGTGGTATAATTCAAGCCAACATGACAGATGAAAGAATAGATGATGACAGAGGTGATTTAGATTTGACAAAACAAATTGAAGTGTTAAAGGCACGTATCGCTGATTTGGAATCAATTGAAGAAACACATAGAAAGCTTAATCAAGAATTGCGTAAAGAGGTATGGCAGTGGAAAGAAAAAGCTGGTGAAGTGGAGGCTCTTGAGTCGAGAGTAAAACAGCAACAAGAACTAATATCAGAACTGTCAATTACGAATAGTAGATTAAGGAAATGAGAGTACAAGACTTACAACAATTTTTATCTAGTTTTACAGAGGGATCAGATGCAGTTAAGAATGCAGTCATCTTTGTAGAAAAAGATGGAAAGCTACACGAAGTTAAAAGAATGGAAGTGCAAGAAAACACACAACCAATTCTTGGACACAAAGGCCATACAGCTCACAGACTTGTAATCAAAACAGAGAAACCTTCTAGTATTATTTTGCCAGATAAACTAATGAAGGACTACTAAATGAATGACGACGTTGGCTCGAAAAACCTATGGGACCAGAGCGTAAATTATACCAAAAAATTAAAAAATGTTTTACCGATTTTTCGCTCATTAGACTTGAGAATTCCAGCTTACTTGGCACTCCTGATCTATTGGTCTGCAATGCTTCTGGCCACTTTTTCACTATAGAATTAAAGACTACAAAAGCAAACAAGATACGTTTCAGCCCACATCAAATTAGCTTCCATGAAAGGCATCCGAAGAATACTTTTATCTTGGTCCAGGCCCTTGGTCCTGGTACCATAAAACTTTTTGAGGGAAGGTTTATACAAGACCTTGTGAGGGAAGGTTTCAAGTATCCTGGCGCTTGTAGCTTGGAGCTTGACGCTTGTCGCTTGTATCTTCAGAGCTTGTAGCTTGCTGCTTGGAGCTTGAAGCTTGGCGCTTGTCGCTTGCAGCTTGTTGCTTGAGAAATTCTTTCCTTCGCTTCGCTAGCTCTTTGTAATAG